AAACCGCCGATGCGGTCGATGAAGGTCCTCGCTGTTTCCACGATTCTCTCATATGGAATACCGTCCACGGCATCGTCACCGATGGCGCAGACAAGTTCGACCGGCACACCGGTTTCCTGCGCCTTGAGCCATGCGTAAATGTTGATGCTTACGTCGGCTTTGGAGAGGTCCTTGCCGTGCAGACCACCGCCGGTCACGGAGTCTCCCGTATCGGAGCCGAGCTTCCGGTTGGTGGCACCGGAGTCAACGTCCGTGCCGCCGGTCCAGTCACCGAGCGGATTGATCTCGGCATCCGGAAAGACTTCATGCAGATTGCCGGTCTTGGCGTTGCTCTGGCAGAGGATCAGGCGGTTGCCGTC